TAAACAATCAGCAACATTAGCTTTAGGTGAATAGCCTTCTAGTTTACCATTCATATACATTAATAATGCAAATACAGCTTCAATCATTACTTACCTCTAACTGAATCTAATTCTTTTTCTAATTTATCTACTTTTTTTTCTAATTGAGATATTAATACTTTTGTATGAACATTTTCTTCTAATTGTTTTGTATGTTTCTCTATTGTTTTAGCTTGGTATTCAATCAACATAAATAATTCTTGGTTCTTAGGAGTTTGATCTGCTTTCTTAAGAAGATCCTGAGCCATTAATTTTTCATTAGTTTCTAATCTATTTAATCTTTCAACAATACCGAAATAAGTCCATACGGCTACAACAATAGCAGATATAATAGCTACTATATTTTTAACTGGTAATGCTACGCTTGTTTGGTCACTTAACTTAAATTCACTGCTCATTTTTCAATTGTTTCTGTCATTAATCCAGTTCTTTTACTATTTGTAATTGGAATGTATTTAATGACTCCGTTAATATATTGTTCTATTTCTTCACCGCACAGAGAACATCTGTAGAAATCTTTATATAAGAATAACAGAGGTGATAATAAATTGCAATAGGGACATATACCATGCTCTATTCTGGCATCTAATTTTAAAATTTTACTAATCTTTGTTATTTTTTTCTTCATTGATTTGATAGAACATATCATCGGAATCATCCGTCTTCCAGTTCTTATTTTCTACATTCCATTCTGTAGTTTGTACTTTATAATCTGGCCAATGTTTTGAAGTTGTAAAGCTAGGAATACTCCACAGAATACGATTATTAGGCTGAGCTGCATAATTACCGTTATCAAGAGCCAAAATGTGAGCACACTTGTGCTGATCAGGTATTTCGGAATGTTCAGTATCCAATATATTAGGTTCCGGATGTGCCCAATCCACAGTGAATAAATATTGTCCATGAATAAATTTTTTATTTTTACCTAAGTACTTACAACGTTGACCTATTAAAAAATCAAAAGTAGTAACACTAGGATAATAACTAAATGAATTCCATAACTCAAGATCTTCGAGGTCTTGATGTTCCATCGGTGTGCTATGCACAACACCGCTGTCTCTTCCTTGAATAAAAGCACTGATAGGAAGTCTCCAATAAATTGCACCATTCGTAAGTAAGCAGTGAAACAATAATGCACGCCCGCTAATACTCCCCAAACCGAATACCACACAGTCTTCAGTTTCTCCTTGATGTTTTCGTAAGTCATATAAATATTCCCTTCTTATTTTACAGTATATGGGTGGTATATTAGCATTTAAATAAGACATTTAAAACTATTTAATATCTCCCCAACTACTTCCTTTTTCATAGTCAACTTTATTAGGCACTTTCAATTCAACAGCTGATTCCATTATTTCAATAATATCTTCAGCTTGTTTATCAGATGAAACAGAAATGTCTACTTCATCATGAATTTGTATATGAGGTATAATACCATTTTCATATAAAGCCACCATAGATTTTTTAGTCATATCAGCAGCAGAACCTTGTATTAATTTATTTAAAGCCTTATAAGTAAAGGCACGCTTTAAAGGTTCATCATATTCTTTTCTTGCTTGTTCTAATGGTAATGGTTTAAACACACCAAATTGAACAGGCTGCCACAAATCAAAGTGACATGCTCTTCCACCTAGAGTTCTAATCTTTCCATAATTTTCTGCTCGTCTAGTTACGTTGTCCATTAACTTTTTAACAAAGGGAGCCTTAGTATGATATTGTTTAATTAATTTTTCAGCAGATTCTTTCATCAATCCTAATTCTGCCATTAATTTATTTTTACCCATTCCATACATTAAACCTAAATTAATTGTTTTAGCTTGCTTACGTTCTATACCAGCCATATCAGCAACAACTTGATGGAAATCTGCATCTCCTTGATTGTATGCTTCAACAATTTCATCTACACCTTCTAAGTTTTGTAATTTTGCATAGTGTACTAAAATTCTAGGTTCTTGTTGTGAGTAATCAAATGAACCCCATACATGTTTATCTTCTGGAATAAATATAGATCTTATCAATGGTCCCAATTCTGGATGTCTTGCAGGTATCTGTTGTAAGTTTGGATTAGACATTGAAAATCTTCCAGTAACAGTTCCACCATCATCAGATCTAATTTGATTTATATCTGCATGTATTCTTCCATTAACAGCGTGCTTAGTTATAGAATCTATAAATGTAGTATGTGCTTTATTTATTTCTCTAGCATCAGCAATTGATCTTGCCAATTCATGAGGATGATTTTGTAAAAAGTTTTTTGTAAAACTTGGTTCATCACTTTTTTCTGTTCTATCGTATGGTAATTTTAATTTATCAAATGCCTTTGCAATTGACCTAGCAGCATGTATTTCTACGTCTATGCCAGTTAAGTCTTTGATTTTATTGATAATTTTATTTTCTTGAATCATCAAATTTTTCTTTATTTTATCAGCTTTTTCAAGATCAACCCTTACTCCTTTGAATCTCATATCAACAAGACAAGGAAATAATTTTGTTTCTAAATTAAATACATCCATCAACTCTTGATTATGCATTTCCATATTTAATCTTTGCCAAAGTTTTAAAGTAGACTCAGCATCTCTTTCAGCATATTGACCAACAAACAATGCAGGCAATCTCCACATATCTTTCTTAGGATCTAATCCATAATCTTTAGCTGCTTGTAATAAAACCTTTTCGTCTTTACCAATACCTATGTAATGTTTTGCTAATGTATCTAAACGATAACTCATTCTGTTTTCATCAATTAAAGATGCTGCAATCATAGTATCTACAACCTTACCTTTAATATTTAATCCAGAAGATCTTAACCAACATGTATCATACATAGCATTATGAAATATAAACTTAGTATCTTGTTGATTGAATAAATCTTGAAGCCAACCTAAAACTAATTTCTTATCTAGATTGCCACCTTGTTCGTGACCTATAGGATAATAACCAGACCAACCTTCAACTGCTAATGAAATACCCGCGATATGACCACGACCAACCACGTTCCCCGATCCGAGTTCAAGTAATTGCGGATCATTGGTTTCTAAATCCACTGCTATTTCTTTATGACCGCGAAGATCTCTTAGTTCTTCAGGCATAACCCATTCAGTATCGGGTGTAAATAAAGGTGCTTGAGTATTTCTCATTTGTAATCTCTTTCTAATATCATTTCTAAATAATGTATTGCTTTCAATATATCTTCTTTTTTTCCTTTCAATCTATGTCTACATATATACTTGATTGCATTGCCTTCTGCAAATGGTAAATTGTTCTCGTTGATAAAAATAGATGGTTGAATTTTCATTGACTTGTAATGCTTACCACCGACCTGTTTAAAAAATGCTTTGTTTGTCATATTAAATAAGCGCGATCAAAGTTCTTTGGATCTACAATATGTAATTCACGCTTCGCTCTTGTCGCACCTGTATAAAATAAACGATGTAATTCATCAGGGTCTTGACTAAACGTTTCTAAAGCAGCGTTAGTTATATCTTGTAGCAATAAAACCTTATCGGCTTCTCCTCCTTTTGCTCCATGTATTGTTGACATTATTATACGAGGATTTTTATTTATCTTCTCTCCATTCGCCCTCATGTTACGAATGTAGTTCTCGGTGAGGTTATCTAAGCCCTCAAACGATTCATACCAAACCTTATCTGTGGTTAATCCATATTTTTCTATACATTCTCTTAAAGTGTACTTTGTTTCAGAATGTAATGTCTTTCCCTTTCTAAATCCTTCTAATACATTGGCCCCTAAATATTCATATATATTCTTAATTTCTAGACTACTTAAATAGCATCCACCTCTCCAAGATTCCCAATTATATAAGGCTAATAATAGCTTTAAAGGAATAGAGTTTTGACCTTTATATTGATAATACCAACCTCTTAATTCACACAATTCTTTAACATCATCTAAAAAGTAATTAGCTGATGATAATACTAACCAATTACCTTGAGACATATCTACTTGTGTAATGTCTGAATATCTTCTTAAAATACCTTCTTCTTGTCTTGGTTTATATTGTTTATCAAATCTATTCTGTACTTTACTAATAATTCTTTGTGATAGTTCATGAATAGGTCCTCCTGGAATACGATAAGACTGTTCTAATGTTTTAATAC